GCACTAGTTAAAAGCAAGGATACTTGGGATGCAATCGAAAACAGACTCGAAGTATTCTTTGTTAACTATAATCAGAAAATTCTTGGTTCATTAGTATTTAGAACTGATGCAGTTGAAAGCGCCAATGAACTAGACCATTCACATCTAGTAGCTGGTTACATTAGTGAAAGTGCTAGTGACTTTGAAAACTACGAAGCAGTAACTGTAGCACACGGTAAGTTCTTTACCGAGTCAGATGTTTCTTCTTGGTTGTCAACAACATTTAAAACTAATAATACTCTTGACATCTTGAACATCAATGGTGACATATGGACATCTGCTATGTGTTCAGGTCAAGGTTGTTGTGATCTTAATGGTACTGTAATTCCACCTATCGATTACTACGAACAATCTCTCGTTGCTACTGAGTCAGACGAAAAAGAAGATGATGACACTTATGATGAACAAAGTATTGACGAACTAATTAATTTTCTAACAACAACACTATTAAAAATAGATAAGGAATAATATGAGTAGCGAAACAGAAACACCAACGCTAACTGCTGCACAACAGGAAGCACAAGACCGTATCGAAACCATCTACAATCTGTTTAGTATGCCATTGTTAAAGTCAAAGGATATTGAACTACAGGAACTGTTTGATGAACTATCAGCAGTAGGTGTGCGTGATGGTGTGTTGTACAAGTTTGCTAATCTTTCACAAGAAGATCGCAACGAGTACTTCTTTAATGCTACTGCAGTAAGCCATCAGTTAGATGGATACTATGCAATTGATTCTAGTCCAGAACAGTTTATTCCAAGTGCTACCTTAATAGCTGCACTTGGATATGTACATGCTGGTGCTTTGATCAAAGAAGGTTATGAAAACAAAGCATTTATCGAAGAGTTGCTTAATGTTGTTGATGGATTAGCAAGTGAAATTAGTCAGACTAATAATGTACCTAGCTTAATTCAATTGATTCAACGTGCTCGTGGATTTAATGTTCCTGATTATATCTTCTATGATTCTGTCATGGCTGTTCCGTATGATGAAATCCTAGATTCAATAAAACCAAAGGAGAATACAAATGATAGTTCTATCATCGGGGAATAGATACTATTCAGAAGAAGAACACAATGCAGCACTAGCCAAGGTTGATACCTTGGTTAGTGAATTGCGTAGTGATTTTAATATCATTGCTAATGCTTTGCTTGACGAAGCAATCAAACGTGAATGGTGTGATCTTTACAATGAGTTTGTTGAAAAGATTAATTCAGAAACTAAAGATCTTAAACTACATTACGCAAAGAAAGATTATGAAGTTGAAGTCAAAGTCGAAGAGACCAGAGAACAGTATGTTTATGTAACTGTTGAAGCTACTAGTGAAGAAGAAGCTGAAGAAATTGTCAGTGACTGGGACTATTCTGATCTTGCAGAACGTGGTGAAGATTGGAACTGGGATCAAACAGATTCAGACTTCACTGTTATTCGTGCAACCGTAGCATAAAGGGGGTTTATGTCGCAGGGAATTAAAGAACAAGAATGGTATCATGATCCATTTGGTTGGTATATAAGACATGGCCAACCAGAAATGATGGGTATTAAGTTAACAAATAAAGTTGCACTAGATTTTCTACAAGGTCTTTATGACATTTGGTTACGGCTTGAAGATAAGAAATTAGAACAAGCCAAGAAAGATATATGTGTATTAGCAACTTTAGTTATTGCTTCTTGCACTGGTTTCGGTCAGGAAGCAGTAGAAGAATTACTTGTTGACGAATTGTATAGCAAAAATATAGATGATGAGTTAAATAAAATACTAGAAGGAGAATAGCATGGCTAGACGTGCACCATGGACAATCATTGGTTCAAACAATGAGTTCAATGTATCTACAGCTGCAGAGTTAATGACTGCTGCAGATTTAGATTGGCGTGTAAATCTATCTGAAGTTCAGACTGTTGATGGTCTAGAAATTAAAAATAGATTTGCAACTGTAAAGACAGACCAGTCAGGTAACAAGTCAGTATTGTCTGTCGTTGGTGGTAGATACCAAGTCATTCAGAACGCTGAGATCTTTGGCTGTCTTGATGATGTGGTTGGTACTGGCGAAGCAAGGTATGCTTCTGCTGGTGAACTAGGTGGTGGCAAAGTTGTATGGACTGTGCTTGAACTACCTGAAGATGTCAATGTAGGTAACGATGAACACAAAGGTTACATCGTTGCTCGTAGTTCTCATGATGGTAGTACTCCATTTCAGATTACACCTATCATGCAACGGTTAGCTTGTACCAATGGTATTAATCTAACTATGTTACATGGTAAGAATAATAATAAATATTATTCTATGCGTCATACTGAGAACTATAAATTAAATGCTAGCGAGATTCGTGCAGCATTAGGTTTGGTTCGTGAAGACATGACTGCTTATGTGGACATGTCGAATGTACTAAGTTCATTACGTTTTGATGATGCTGACTTTGTTGCTTATGCTAAGTCTGTGTTCCCATTGCCAGCAAAGATCGAGTATGTATCTGAAGAACTATTAAGTACTGGTGAGAAACGACTTAAGACTTCTACGATGCGTAAGCGTATGAATGCTTGGACTGTATGGACAGGTGATACTGATACTCAACACAACCTGTATAACACAAAGTTTGGTGCGTTCCAAGCTATCGTTGAAACCGTTGATCACTTCAGTAACAACAAGAATAAACAAGCAGAACGTGCGTTGCTAGGTACTGATACTACTATCAAGCAACGTGCATTACAACTATTAGGAGTATAAATGTTAAGTTGGATTACTAAATTAGACAAAGATGCTAAGGTCAAGATTGATAATCGTGAAGATACTGATTATCCTTTTGCTTTAAGAATTGGTTACGATCTTAGTGTGTTACTAACTGAAGATGAAATGTCACAGTTGTACACAGAAGTTACTGAAAGTTTATTTGCTTTTGACTTTGGCAAAGAAAAAACTGATGCCTAGGTACTGGTTTGTATCTAAAAGAGTAACACAATTTGAAGACATTATAGAAGCAGATACACAAGATGAAGCAGTAAAAATTTATAATCAACTTGTTGCAGATGAAATGAATATAGTCAGTCAGCATTTTGATTATGAAGTTTATGGAAGGGAAGTAGAATAAACAATGAAGTATCCTGCATTTGATGGTACACAAAACTGTGTAGACGCTGACGTAGAAATATTTTTCTATGAAGATTGGGAAGGCGAAGGCACAGGTGCTCGCAAACCCAGGGACAAAAAAGATTTTACAGCAGCTAAAATCATGTGCAGTACTTGTCCTTTCCTAGAACCATGCTTTTTATGGGCATTACACCATGAAAAGTATGGTTTCTGGGCTGGTACCACTGAAGAAGAACGTGCTAAAATACGTACAGCAAAAGGAATTAAATATGTAAATCCTTTAAAAGATAGTCTATATGTTAAAAGGAAAAACAGATAATGGAAAAAGAAGAACACGTTTGTGAACGTACTAATTCCGACTATCAAAACTGTGAAGACTGTGATATTATCTATGAAGATATGAATACAGATTTATTAATTATGGAATGGAAGGAATCAAAATGATCAAGATAAATGGTTATGATCTACCAGTACATGTTTCTTATTCATCGTTAACTACTTACTTAGACTGTGGTTGGAAGTATTACCTAAGTCGCATAGTAAAAGTAAACGAACAGCCAACATGGTATCTTGCTGGTGGTTCAGCAGTACATGAAGCAACAGAAGCATACGACAAGGAGACATGGAATGACTAAATATTGGGATGATGCATGGGCAAAAGTACAAAGAGAACAGTTAGATAAAACTAAGATACACCCATCAGAATGGAAAGCAGCAGGTCGTGCTACCAAAGCCAATCCCAATAAGGAAGATGGTACATGGTGGACAGTCAATGGTAGTAATATGGTTGACTCATGGATTAACTGGCGTAAGAATGTAGCTTGGAAAATCTGGGAAGCACAACCTGGTGTACCTGCAATTGAACTAGCACTCACTCCAATATGGAATGACATCCCGGTTCAGATGCACATTGACCGAGTCATGGTTACACCAGAAGGTGAACTAGTAATATTAGATATCAAGACTGGTTCTCGTACTCCTAGTTCTGATCTTCAGTTAGGGTTCTATGCTGCAGGTCTAGAAGCCATGTTAGGTGTCCGCCCACAGTATGGTGCATACTGGATGGCTAGAGAAGGTGGCATAGGTGAGATGATTGATTTGAACAAATACACATTAGATGTTATTATTGATCTTGTAACTAAGTTCGATACAGCAAGGAAGCATGAAATCTTTTTGCCTAATCTAAATCATTGTGTAATGTGTGGTTTAACTAAAGATTGTAAATGGAAACAGTAAAGGAAAACAATATGGAAAAGAATGTAACAGTAACAGTAAAGACTAAGCGTGGTAGCTTGGTTACTTTGCGTGGTGATACTCCAGAAGAGTTTGTCAACAAAGTAACTGAAGCATACAATGCTGGCTTTGGTTTGGCAGTAGAATCATTTGAAGACTTTGTGTTGTCTACATCTGTTGATGCAGTTCAGACAGTAGTGGATACACTAGGTGCTACTGTGATTCAGGAAACCGTAGCTACTCAGCCGACTACATTTGCTCCTATCCCACCAGCAGTAGCAGCACCAGTTGCTACGGGTGGTACAGCAGTACGTCAGTGTGCTCATGGTGTTATGACTAAACGTGAAGGTCAAGGTCCTTATGGTCCTTACAAGGCGTTCATGTGTCCAACACCTAAGGGTACACCTGATCAGTGTAAGGCTATTTATCTCAAGGCTAATGACCCTGAGTGGCAAACATTCTAGTAGCGTAAGTTACTAGATAGTCCTCTTATAGAGGGGAAGCTATAGTGGACGCAGTCCCTCACCAATACTCCTTGTCGTGGTGGGGGACTGTCCTATATTTAAGGAGAGAAATGAAAGTCAAAAACATATTTGAATACATGAAAGACTACGACCCAGAAGAAGAAATATCTTGCATTTGGTTTACTCGTGAAGATGCTGAGCGTTGGACTGATGAACAGATTGATGATGAAATGTGGAACTATATTATAGATGAAGTGGATATTAACGCTGATGATATAACATATGCAGTTCAACATTTAAAAAAATATCGGAAGGAAAAATTAATTGAAGACGCTAGGTCGGTCAGTAGGTAGACCTGACATAGGTGGAGAACCTATGCCTACCGTGTTCCGTACATTTGAGAACAATCAGATAATACTAAGACGAGCAGAAGTAAGTATGATTGCTGGCACTCCCGGTGCTGGTAAGTCAACACTAGCATTAGCATTAGCATTACGTATGGGTGCACCAACACTTTATTTATCAGCAGATACTAACGCACATACAATGGCTATGCGTTTATACTCAATGATTACAGGAGTATCACAACATGAAGCAGAGAAGATCATATCTGAAGACCCTATTAACTCTCGTAATAAGCTTGCTTTGGCTAGTCATATTTACTGGAGTTTTGATAGTAGCCCAACTCTCGCTGATATTGACGATGAAGTTACTGCAGTTGAAGAACTACTTGGAGAATCTCCTGCGTTAATTGTTATTGATAACCTAATGGATATTAGTATGGATGGTGGTGAAGAATTTAGTAACATGCGTAGTGCATTGAAAGAACTTAAGTATCTTGCTCGTGATACTAATGCTGCCATCCTTGTGTTACATCACACACAAGAAGGTTATGCTGGTGAACCATGTCAGCCACGTAGTTCTTTGCAAGGTAAAGTAGCACAGTTACCAGCATTGATCCTAACCGTAGGTCAGAACTCAACTGGTTTGTTAGGTGTTGCTGCAGTTAAGAACAGGTATGGTAGAGCTGATGCAAGTGGTAAGTCACCTGTGTGGTTACAATTTAATCCTGCTTATATGTTTATAGCAGACTTAGAGGAAGCAAGATAATGGCAGAAAAAATATTATTAGTGTTAGTAGCACTATGGATTATTAGTTATGTTTGGTCTAGATAGGAGAAGCAATGTCAGTAATGCCAGTAGAACCGTTGACAGTAAGTCAACCAGGTATAGATGATCCAGATGAATGGTTTGAAGATGAGTAAAGCAAAACAAAAAGGTACTGCTGCAGAAACTGCAGTAGTTAAATACTTAAAAGAAAAAGGTTATAAGAACTGTGAACGCAGATCTCTTAACGGGGTTAATGACCGTGGTGATATTGCTGGTATTAAGTCAGTTGTAATTGAAGTTAAAAACCATGCTCGCATGGAACTAGCCCAATGGATATCTGAGTTACTTGTTGAAATAGAAAATGACAAAGCTAAGACTGGTGTAGTTATACATAAGAAGCGTGGCACTACCAATGTTGGTGAGTGGTATGCTACTATGCCAGTACATATATGGGTGGAGTTACTAAATGGATTCAACCGTACCAATAAATAGGATTGTTAAACATTATGGTGGTAGAGTCAGAGACAACTACATGGGGTGGCAGAAAATTAAATGTCCATTTCATTCCGATAGCCATGCTTCGGCTGGTGTTTCACTAAGTGATAATATCTTTGTCTGTCACGGTTGTGGTATAAAAGGAAATGGATTTAATATTATTAAGTTACATGAAGGAGTAACATATCGTGAAGCTATCAAGATCGCAGAAAACATTACTGGAGAAAGCTACAAATTATTACGAGGACAGTCTTCCGTTGGCAGAAGAGTATCTTCTCAAGCGAGGAATACCTCTAGAAGTAGCGGAAACAATTCGATTAGGAGTCGTCGTTGATCCCTTACCTGGGCAAGAACAATTCATCAACAGATTATCTATTCCTTATATCACACCCTCAGGCGTGGTTGATATTAGGTTTAGGTCTATGGGTCCAGAAGAACCAAAGTATCTAGGGTTTCCCGGTACTCAAACTAGGTTATTCAATGTCGCTGCATTACATTCAGCCAAAGATTTTATTGCTGTATGTGAAGGTGAGATTGATGCTATAACACTACACTATTTGTGTGGTGTTCCAGCAGTCGGTGTTCCAGGAGTCAACTCTTGGAAGCCACACTATACTCGGTTACTACAAGACTTCAATACTGTATATGTATTTGCAGATGGAGATCAACCTGGTATAGACTTTGCTAAGTCCTTATCAAAGGAACTTAGTAGTGTTATAATTATTAACATGCCAGAAGGTGAAGATGTTAACTCGATGTATCTTCTGCATGGTAGTGATTACTTTAAAAAGAAAGTAGATATGTAATGGCTAAGTGCAAGTGTAAAGTATGCGAAAAAAGAACAGTTCAAAAAACAATTTTTAAAGACATTAAAGAACTAGAGACTGTTGTTGAACGCAATATCAAGAATGAAATTAGAAAGAAAGAATATGAAAACAGATCAAAGTTTTTCGGAGAAGGAATTACAACTAATCCTTACGAAACTAAACGAACTTGGTCTTACGGTAAAAGCTATGAGTCAGACTGGGGAAGGTATACTAAGCCTAAAACTTCAACGCCCAAAACTAAGGTAACTGTAAAGACTGATACTCGTCTTAGCAATTTAGAAATCAACGCTTTGATTGTTGCAGTTAGTGCTATTGAATTACTAATCAAAAAGCATAATGATTATGGTCCTAAGAATATTAGTGACGCACCAGGTGGTCCACTTAATGGACTAGCAGTACGACTACATGACAAGGTAGCACGACTAAACAATCTTACTAGCCACAACAAAAAGCCAAGTAATGAAACTTTAGAAGATACCTTTGTTGATATCCTTAACTACGCAGTCATTGGCTTGCTAGTCTTAAAGGATAAATGGGATAAGTAACCATGCAGGTAAAGGTAATTGTTTCAGATCTGCAAGTACCGTATCAAGATAAACGTGCAGTCAATAACTTGGCTGCCTTTATCAAAGCGTTTAAGCCAACTGATGTTGTATCTGTTGGTGACGAAATGGATATGCAGACTATCAGTCGATGGTCGCAAGGCACTCCACTAGAATACGAACGCAGCATTGGCAAAGACCGAGACGAAACTGTTAGAGTATTAGAACAACTTAAAGTTACTCATATGACTCGCAGTAATCATACTGATCGTCTTTACAATTCAATCATGAAGCGATTACCTGGACTGCTTGGTGCTCCAGAGTTTGAGCTTACTAACTTCTTAAAGCTAAAAGAACTAGGCATTACCTACCATTCAGAGCCGTGGCAGGTAGCACCACAATGGTTGCTACTACACGGCGATGAAGGTAGTACTAGTCAGACTGGTGGACAGACAGCACTAGGTCTAGCAAAGAAGTCAGGCATGTCAGTAGTGTGTGGTCATACACACAGAGCAGGACTACTACACCATAGTCAGTCATATGGTGGTCGTCCTGTTAAAACTGTATGGGGTATGGAAGTAGGCAACCTTATGGATATGCGTAAAGCTTCTTACCTTAAAGCAGGTATTGCTAACTGGCAACAGGCATTTGGAATCTTGTACATCGATGGAAATAAAGTTACTCCACAACTAATACCAATCCAAAAGGATGGTACATTTGTTGTTGCTAACAAGGTATGGGGTAAGTAATGCAAGACTTCTATGATGGGTATAACTATATGGTCAAACAAATTGCTTCTGAGTTTGGTCGTAAATATCCGATGGTAGAGAAAGAAGATATACAGCAGGAATTGTGGGTCTGGTTTGCTGAGCATCCAGTTAAACTAGAAACTTGGAACAATGAGCATGAAGAACAAAAAGATGTAGATAAACTGGTTGCTAGGTCTTTACGTAATGCTGCTCTTGATTATTGTTTAAAAGAAAAAGCCATTAAGCTTGGCTATGATCCTTCCGATAATTTCTTTTACGATAAACAGTTCATCAAGATCATGATTCCTGCTGTACTATCTGGTGACTGGTCTAAGATGGCAAACACTTTATCCTCTGACCGTAGGGCTAAGAAAGATTTATCTGAACTAAATGACTTGATGGCTTTTAGTGCTGACATTAAAAAAGCATTTGAAAAATTATCATTAGAAGAACAAGTCTACGTAGAACTTTATTACGGAGAAGACTTGACGGGTAGTGAGTTAGTCGAAGCTACTAAGTCTAATACAACAGACAAGGCTGCTATCATGAAAGCTAACCGTGCTTTAAATAAAATGGTCAGGTCATTGGGCGGTACTAAGCCATTCAAAGATAAAGATTATACCTACGGAAAAGAGGAATCAGATGATATGTAACTTATGTAAAAAAGCTGGTGACTATTATTCTAAATATAAAATCACCAAAGATCCCAAAGACCTTTTAGATACAAGACAAATGCATTGGTTATGTTCTAAATCTCCACGAGCAAACAGCAGTTGCTTCTGTGGTCATAGGTTTGAAGAAATAAAAATAGAAGTAGAATAAAAAAAGATCCCCCAACCAATTACTGGAAGGGGGATTCTTTTTGTTTAATTAAGCTCTGAACAAAGAGGTTAATCTAGTTCCACCTGTTGGTGTCCACCACTTAGTTCTTTGTCCCTCTACGTGGATGTGAGGTCCACCTGAGTTACCCTCAACACCAATCTCAGCTATCTTCTGACCACGCTTGACCTTGTCACCTGGTTTAACAAAGACTGCACGTACGTGACCGTACACTACATACTTTGGATAAACTTTGCCATGCTTAATAACTGGAGCAAAACGACCAAATGCTCTACCCCAAATGTTTACACCGATTACTACACCATCTGCCATTGCGTATACTGGTGTTCCTTGTCGTCCAGCAAAGTCGTATCCTTGATGGTAGCCTGACTGCCATTGTGAACCTTTAGCATGAAAGCCACAAGTTAGTATTGGCTTCTTAACTGGATACATTAGTTACTCCATAACGCTTGTCTTCTGAATTAACAAAGTTAATCAACACAGTAACAACAGAGATAACTACTGCTGTCCATACTGGACCTAAATTAAATGATGCTACATTATCAATGATGTAGACAAGTGCTGCACCTACACCGATCTTTAATGCTGATGCTAGCGGACTATGCGCTAGCCATACCTTGAACTTCTTCACTATAGTTTCCTCACTGTTAACATGATTGTACCGCCATAAGAATGAACTCGTTTATCTGGTGATGATTGGTTTTCAAAAGCTACACTTTCAATCAGTGCTGTGTACTGTTCACCAGTACGCCAGTCAACAACTGTTACTGTATCTCCTGCTTCTTCTAAAGCTTCCAATGATCGTTGTATTTCAAACGCTCTTCCTGTATGACCGTACTGGATATTGTATCTATCCATTTCATTATCATAGCATGATAGTGGGTATTGTATTATGCGTTGACGTTTAGTAGCAGGGATAGCTTTTACTTGGTAGGACTGCACGGTAGGGGTACTTACTAGGTCTGATGATGGATATAAAGTAAACCTATAACGTAGCATTTCTTGTTTACCAGTAGGTCTAGATGTGGATAATTCCCCACCGCCGGAGTCTACATATGCTCGTAAGATGTCATACTTAACTCCATCTTTATCTATTGTTGAAACCATCATAGATGTATCGCTAGGATACAAAGTATTGACAACAATGTTTTTGAAATACTTTGGTTCAATAGTTGCATACCTAATGTAACCAGTTTCAAGATAGCCAGAAGAAATATAGTTAGTTGTATGTTCTGCTTTAAGTTTGCCTACAGATCCAGCTTCTTCGACAATAACAGTACGTCTACCATCAATAAAAAGAACATGGCTAAATGTAGAAGTAAGACTGGTTGTATCTTCTAGATCGTAGGCGTAAGCATAAGTTCCATCTTCAAACTCACGGCTTAAATCTATACGAACAAGAACACCTTTGTTATCTATAGTTGTAGCAGCATAAACATATTTGTCATTAACTGTAAGATCGTTAACACCATAACCATTGTAGTCCCATAGCAGTGGACCAAGAGTAACAAGTTCTTTCATAGATACCATGTTGGCTGCAACTTTACAGATGCGTACACCTTTATTTGTACCAACAATAAGATTGCCAAGATAGTATTCCATGGTCTGTACTATTTCACCAAATGGTAATGTTGCAACAACAGTTGCGCCAGCCATATCTGGTAGTGCTGCAGTAGTATTTGATACAGTATCGTCAGGTTGAATAGCCCAGATCTCTGACACCCCGTCACCGTAACCTGATGCCCATACTGCAGTTCTTCCACCTGTTACATTGTTCCAAGTCCAGTTAGAATTAAGATGTGTAGTTACACCATAAGCTGATTGACTAGTCCCAGAACCTGAAGTAGATAACTGTGTACTGCCAGTATGTGAAATGCTAGAAGGGGAAGCTACAAAAGTTGGATTAAGATTCCAAAGACTGCGACCATCACCAAGAAATAAATATCCTTTGGCGTAAGAAATTACAGGTGGTGTAGTTGCTGTAGCACCATGACGTACCAATACTGTGTCAGCAGTAGTACCAATAGTTCCAACATGTACACAAGTACTACAAGCAGCATAATACTTATTACCATCATTGGTTATAGAGTAAAAAGGATAAGTTGTTCCGCTACTATGACCAGTAACAGTGTAGTTATAAACATAAGGTAATGTAGTTACCACACTGTTACCATTAAGTCTTATTCTATTTAGTGAACCAGCAGAGTTGCCAAAGACTACACATTCGTATTTAACTCCAGTGTCATAATATGATGCAGCAGTACCAACAAAGCTATGGTTAGCAGCATCAGAATAAATAGGGGTGATGTCCTTATGTAGTTTAATATCACCAATATCCCAAATGTCTACACCGCGAGAGTTCCAAAAACGATTCTGTTGATGTTGATAATCTAAACCAGGATCAAAGTATTTAACTCCAGCACCCATGTGCCAAGATGTTTGTGAACGTAACCACCAAGAAGCTACAAGTGTTTGCTCACCGGGATCTGGTGCTGAATCAAACTG